CATATAATTTAGACAACCATCTGGACTTTTTAATTCAGGCGGCAGTCGTGCGTCAAAACCTAATGAAGATTAGTAACGACCCAAAGGTACTTGCAGGTTACATACAACCTGCTTGGAACGACTTTCGATGGAATATCGGAGGTGAATTTTTAGCTGAAGCAAAGGAGATATGGAAGCTATGAGCGATACTAAACACACTTGGAAAGACCTGATTATGGAAAGATTTTATGAAGAAGAAGCTCAATCTAAAATCAGGGAAATTGAGGAGATACTTTTTGGAGATGGTGAACCTAAGATTGACCAAATTGTTTTTGCGTCCAGTGAAAATAGTTACGAAAAGTTTGTTTTAAGGGCAAGAGAAGAGCCTGGTATGTTACCTCGTGAATTATACGAACAGATTTTAGGCGACCTCTTTAGTATGCAAGCGGAGATAAACAAAGAAATCCCGACTGCGATAAATGATTTGGTGGCGGTAAGTAAGCACGATTATTACGAATAAGGAGATATGGAAGCTATGATGAATCTAGCAACAGCACTAATTAAGGCACAGGCAGAGTTTCGCACAGTGCCACAAAGCGGAAGCAATCCGTTTCACAAATCTAAATACAGCACACTCAAAGATTGTTGGGATACTGCAAGACCAGTTCTTGCCAAGCATGGGCTATGCGTCCTGCAATTCCCCGATGTCATGGGTGATGGCAACTATGTTCTAAAGACTGTTGTTATGCATGAAAGCGGTGAGTCAATGGAGGGCTACCAGCCTGTCTTATCTACAAAACAAGACGCACAATCAATGGGTTCTGCCCTGACCTACGCCAGACGCTATGGTTTATGCGCCGCACTTGGTTTAGTGTCAGGTGATGAGGATGATGACGGCAATGCCGCCTCACAAGTTAAGTCACGTTCTACCCCCTCAAAGGGCGTGACTGCCCCGCCCAAACCCTCAGGCGGGGCAACTAATCCTAGCATCGAGGAGCAAGTAAATGCTGTGCCTCACCTTGGTGCGTTGCAGTCTCTCTATGAGAGCCACAAGGATAAAATCGAGGCAATGGCAGAAGCTGATAAGACTAAAATCATATCAGTGTTCACCAAACGTAAAGCTCAACTATCAGGAAAGGACTAGATTATGAGCCAGACATACGACAACACAGGTACAACAGCCCTATGGCGTAATGAGAAATATGAGGCAGGTGGTAAAGCACCACGACTCAAAGGTCACATTTATGCACATAAGGACATCAAGGCAGGTGAGAAGTTCGCCATCGCTCTTTGGGATTCTAATAGCGAGAACGACAAAGCACCAGCCCTGCGTGGTAAAGTTGAAGATGTTTACGTTCCTGACCAACAGGCAGCTCCAAGTGCGCCAGCCGCACCAGAGCCACAGCCTGTTCAGGCAGGTGATATTCCGTTCTAGGGAGGACTAACGATGAGTGGAACGACTGTACGTTGCGGTAAATGCGAAGGTAGAGGAGTTCTGCTCATCAATGTCTCTGCCGATGGTACTGGTAGTAGCTATATTGAAAACAAATGTATTGCTTGCTCTGGTACTGGAAGGATAGCAAGGGATGAGCTTATGAGCAGACACGCTGATTATACGTTAGAACCAGACGACCTCATGGTCTTGGCGATGACAGGCGCACTCAGGACAGTCATTAATGGCGAGATATATCAACGCAAGATGACATCCAGAGAGCTATACAAGCTGGCCTCATATGCCCTCATGTCAGCTATGGAAACAGATAAATACGAAAAGGAGAAAGAAACCGATGCAAGTGATAATCGACAGCAAACGTGGCGTAGATAAACCACTACGCCTGATAAGCATTTGTCAGGCAGTGTGTGAGCATTTTCACATACCTGAGAGAGAACTGCGCGGCAGTAAGAGACATCAATCTATTGTGTATGCGAGGCATGTATTTTGTTACATAGCGTTTGAATACACATCCTCATCTAAGTGTAAGATTGGTCACTTCTTAAACCGCGACCACACAACAATCATCCACGCGCTGAGGAGAATTTTCAGAGAACATGAAGACGACTTAGAATTTTCTCAGATGTGCATAAACATTGCGAAGGAGGCATACGAAATTGACGAAGCCAAGAGACAAGAACTCAAGAGAGAAGCACAAGAACTTAATGAAATCCTTGGAATTAGCGAACCAAGAGATTATTCAGAGTTTGCAAAACATACAGAGATTGAACGACACTCAGGACAGCAAGAGGCATACAGAGCAGACGATAGTGGAGACACTGTGCAGATTAGTGGAGATACTAAACAAAAAGCTCAATGCCTATCGGGACGAGTGTGCGAGATTAGAAAAACGGATAACGGATATTGGGTCTATCCCGAATGATAGTCCAGGATGGCGAGAGCTAAGAAAAGAGGAAGCATCCCAAACAGTAATCGACCTGAAAGAGCGATTAGCTGCAATGGATGCGATGAAAAAATAGGTGTGGATAACTTTGACTGGATTATAAATGGAGAGGGAAAAGCGTTTCACGATAAATGTTTTGACTTATATTTAGCCAGAAAGAAGACACCCACCTTTGAGGATTTATGATGGATGTTAAGAAACAAGACCACTACACACGACTGCCAATCCAGCCAGTTGAATACATATTGGAAAACAATATGGAATATTGGAGGGGTAATATTATAAAGTATGCAAGCCGTGCTGGATATAAAAATTATCAAGGCATGGGTTTGGAAGAATCTGCAATTTTAGACTTGCGAAAAGCCATACATTATTGTGAGATGCAAATTAGTCAAATCAAAGGAGAGAGATATGACGGACAGCCTAGACAGAATGAATCAAGCACTGGAAGCGGAGAGCAAAGCTCTGCGGGAACTTCTGGAGGGGATGCAAGCCCTGAACGAGAAGCATACTGACCTAATCAATATGCAACGCAACAAAACTATCTTTGAATCACTCAGAGATAGCTCTAGCATCCTATCCCAAATGCTTCAATCAATCATGGACAGACATGACAAACACAGCACCTAATACAGTGACACTGAGACTGACCAAAACAGAGTTTACTGCTCTGAAAGAGGCTATGCTCGATGTAAGGGAGTATGTTGAGACAGATATGTTTAGCTCACCAAAAGGCTTGGCAGCGTTCAACAGAATTGTGGACAAGATTAAGAATGTAGAATTAGTGTAGGTTTTTTTGGTTTCCCCTACACTACGGGGCGGTGTAGCTCCTTTCGCCGCCCCATTTTTACTGTTGCAAAAATACAACACCCAAAAACATTCAACAAAACCTATCCTTTTGGATAGTATTTTAAAAATACCCATTTAGTAAAATAAGAATATAAGAAGTCGTAAAAGACCTGCTATTTAACATTTGTAAATAAAAGGAGAGCGACCCCGAAAGGGGCGTTAAATCGTATGCCACTAAAAAACGATAAAACAGGAAGCACTATTCCAAGCAAGCGTATTCGCAACTGGATTGCAAAAAATCAAGACATTGTTGTAGACGCTTTTTTTGAAGACCAAGGATTTGGATACCCTCGCCATGAAATTTACTTTGGCGACCAAAATGGTATCGACCTAGAAGACCTGTGTAACTATCGGTGTAAATATACACTGAGAGAAGATACAGCCAGCGAGATACTGAAATATCTCAAATATATTGACCTCGCTAGGTCAGGTGATTCTGATTAAAAAAACGGCGGGGGCAAAAGCCCCCGTCACTTAAAGGAGAGAATATGACTAAAAAGCAAAAGGCATTAAAACTGGCAGATGAGTTGGGATTATCAATCCACAAAGTTCATGCCACTTACGTTACGGGTGCTGGTAACTTTTATTATTACATTATCGCACACAAAGATGCAGTCGCGCATGATGATTTTCGTGAACATGCAAATCCATCAAAGGCCTATGTTTATTTAAATGAAGTAGCAAAACACATGATGCATGATAGTTGGAAGGATTGCATAGACATCATGCATGAAGCAAAACAGGAGACGGCTTGAATTTTGTAAGGAAAACTTTACGGCATAAACAAGAGAGCAGGGGCGAGAAATCGTCCCTGTTTTTTTATACCCTGCGGAACTTCTTTGTCTTTGTAGCAATCTTCTTTGGCTGTCTCACAAACTGCTGACC